GTGTTCACTTCTTTTTAAGTAGTGGTAATTATACAAGTGGAACTTTCACATTATATGGTTTAAAGAAATAAGTATAAGAAATATATAGTAAGATAGGAGAGATATGGCAACATTAGAGGAATTAACAGTAGAAGCTACAGCAGAAATAGAAGCTGCTAAACCTTTATATAAACAAGTTAATAATGAAAGACTTGAATTTACTGATGATGATTATGACCAAGCTGTAACAGACTTAGCTAATTCTAAATGGCAAGAACAAGAGTTTGGTTATATACAAGCTAGGCAAGAAGCTTATGGATCTATTGCTGACCAATTAGATATGCAATACTGGGATAGTGTTAATGGAACTACAACTTGGAAAGATCACATAGCACAGGTTAAAGCTGACAACCCTAAACCTTAATAAAAAATCCTATGATACAATCGTATGTATGGACTTCTTAATTATATTTGCGTTAGGTTATTGTTTTAGAGATTTAGTTTCGTATCTTAAAAGCATAGTTAATTACAGAACAGAGGAATGGGATTGGATCAGCTTTGAGAAAGATGACCTACCATAATGTCTAACGGCAACGGCTTTACACAAAAGGAGATGTTGAATCTCATATTGGAAGGACAACAGGATATAAACAAACGCATAGATGAATTACACGAAAAAGTTAATCAAAAGATTTCAAGACAAGAATTAAGTGGGTGGCTAGTAGCTATCTCTGCATTGGTGGTGCTTATAAATAACCTGATGTAATGTTTCGTTTATTACTGTCTGTCCTTTTACTAATACCTTTGCCTGTCTTGGCAGAAGAAGTGCCTTATGAAGTTACAGTTAATGAAGCATTTGATGATAGTACATACGAAGAAGGTTTAACTATTAGTGGTGGAAGTAGTGATGCTTACATTTACTGTAGCGAACAAGGTAGATATGGAACTACAGGTTGTTCATTAGCAATAAATAATGGTACTTATGTCTTTGAGTTTTCAGAAGATGTTTATGAAGTAGGCTTTATTGTAGGTGCAGTAAACAACTCTTATGATGTTAAATATTATTATTCAGATAGTACAGATGAAACTATACAAAAATCAGCACAATCTTGGGGTGTTGATGGTAATGATATGTATGATAATTTTTACAAATCATTTACTGATTACAACAATGATGAAGCTAACACAGATAAATTTATTACAAAGTTTGAAGTTACAATATCTGATATATCTGTATTAGATACATTATACTGGCAGTATGCTGATATACCTGTTACAACGACATCTAGTACGACAACAACTACTACCACCACAACAACGACTACTACCACGACTACAACGCTACCTAAAGCAAAAGATGTCGTGGAAGATGGTATCACTACCTATCTTGCTTGGGATAAAGATGGTTGTGAACACCCTAACAACCCACTTTCGTACAAACAATACCTTGAAGCAGTAGAGAGTGGAGATTGGTTCGGCTATCAACCTGGTGATTGTTCTGGACCAACAGAAGAAGAACTTGCTGCAATCAAAGCAGAGGAAGATCGTATTGCAGAAGAAGAGCGTATCGCAGAAGAGAAGCGTTTAGAGGAAGAGCGTTTAGCTGAAGAAGAAAGACTTGCTGAAGAGAAGCGTTTAGAAGAAGAGCGTATTGCTGAAGAACTAAAAGCACAGGAAGAAGCTGATGCTTTAGCTGAATTAGAAGATTTTGATGTTGAATTATCTGAAGAAGAAGTAGAAGAGTTTGTAGAAGTAGTTAAAGAAGTAGAGGAGTTTGTAGAATCTATTGTTGTAAAAGAAGAAGTAATAGATATACCTGAAGAAATTATAATTATTGTAGAGGAGAAAGAAGAAGATGACATTGTTATTGTGGTGGAAGATGAAGAAGTGGTTGAGGAAGTTTTGGTTGAGCCAATACAGGAAGATGTTGAGGAGAAACCTAGAGAAGAACTTTCTGAAGAAGAAGTCGTTGAAGCAGTATCTGAAGTTGAAGAAGTCGTTGAGAATATCGTTGTTGAAGAAGCCACCACAGAAGAAGTGATAGAGGTTATAGAACAAGTAAATGATGTTGGTGTACAGAACTTAGATAAAGCAACAGAAGAAGTACAAGAAATAGTACAAGCAGTAGTAGAAGAAGCTATTGCAGATGTAGAAGAACTTACAGAGGAACAGGTAGAAGTTGTTGCTGAAGTATTACAGGTAGAAACAGAAGATGTTGAAATTATTGCTGAAGCTGTAAAAGAGGATCAGGTGGTTGCAGAAGCAGTAGAAGAATATGTAGAGAGAGCAGTACAGAACGCTGATGTAGAGAATTACACACTCGCTGATGTTGTTACAGAGGTACAGTTTGAGAACTTTATTGAAAATCCTATAGAGGTTTTAGTAGATTTTGACAACATACAACTGTCAAACATTGGTGATGATATGACCTCTGACCAGAAAGAAAAGGCACAAGAGGTCGTAGTTCCTGTAATCCTAACTAGAATAGCTAGTATGGCTGCATTTATATTTAGGAGAAGCTAATGATTAAGAAGTTATGGTCTTGGTTTGTAGAAGCAATTAAAGAAACACTAAATCTTAGTTGGACTTTAGTTGGTTTAGTTATTGCAACACTTACACTAACTGGTTCTGCCCAGCAAATCACAGGATTAGCGACTATAATTACTTTAGGCATATGGTTAGTAACCATAGGTTTTAGAAAAGGAGAGTAATATGGACTGCTGTGGTAGTGGTTGCTGTGGTGGTAAGTAGTGTGTAAGTGCAACTATCTTTGTTGTGGTTGCAATTTGCATTGTAGTAACTGGGAGATTATATGAAATTACAAGTAGTTAGAACACAGTTTGGTACTGATGCAACAAATGGTTTGTTGTTTGTAAATGGTTTATTTGAGTGTTATACATTAGAGGATCAATACCAGGCAGTAAAAGTTATGCACGAAACCTGCATACCTGAAGGAACATACGACATAAAGTTTAGAACTGTTGGTGGATTCCACGAGAAATACAAGAAAAGATATGGTAATGACCACTATGGTATGTTGCATTTACAAGATGTACCTAACTTTACCTATATTTTACTTCACGCAGGGAATACAGATGAAGCAACGAGTGGTTGCACTTTGCTGGGAGAAACACAACAGGATTTAGATGTAAGTGATGATGGGTTTATAGGTCGTAGTGGCATAGCATATCAAAAGCTATATAAAAAAGTGTCAAAAGAATTATTGTTAGGAAAAACTGTAACAATAGAGTACACAACAATAACTAAGTTATTAGAGAAACCATTGTCTAATGCTTCTACTGATGATGTAGTTTTGACAAGAACTGTAATGGACAAGATGAAAGAATTACAAGAGGATATTGCAGAAGTAAATGGTGGCGTGATACAGACACAAGCTATGTTAAGAGGTAGGATAATTAGATAATGTTTGAAAAGTATAAAAGAGCAAGAAACCAAGATGGTACATTTAAGAAAGATGTATGGTGGACACCTTGGTCTGATTCGTGGGAGTATAAAATGAGTGAAGATCTCAAAGATATGCTTGAAAGAACTGGTTGGACCTTTATTGAAGCGTTCATAGGTGCTTTAACAGTTGCTCCATTAGTTGGTGTAGAAGCTGAAACTTTACAGTTAGCTGCACTTGCTGGTGGTGGTGCTGCACTTGCAGTTATCAAGACATATGCTAAAAAACAAATCACTAAGTAGATTCTGTCCTAATTCTTGTGTATAATTAGCTCAACAGAAAGGGCTGAATATGACACAGGAATTAGGTAACAACTACTATAAATCAGGGTGGCAACCCTCTATAGAGTTTGATGAATCAACAGGCAAAGGCGAAGTAACCTATGTAGGTACTGATCCTGATTACAAGAATAAGTATGATGACATACTTAGAGGTTGGGGTTTTGACCCTAAATACTACGAAATAGAAGGCACAGTTCGTGCTAGTAATTGGCAAACACAACTGAAAGGTGGTCAAATAACCACCTTTTTTGCATTTAAGGGGGTTGTAAAGCGTAAAAACCCTGCATTAGACCAGTATTTTGACAAACTTGTTAAGGAATACAGTAAAAAACCTAAGTTAAAAGACACAGATTTTGGTGGTGATACTGCCTTTATATGGACAATGGCTGATTGGCAGTTAGGTAAAGCTGATTATGGCGTTGAGAATACCCTTAAACGCTACGAGGAAGCTCTTATTAAGGGGGTAAATCAGGTTAAGGCACTACGCAAGACAGGTACAGAGATTGATGAGATATACTTATTAGGATTAGGTGATTTAACAGAGAACTGCGACCAATCTTTTTACAGTTCTATGCCTTTTAATGTAGAACTTACACTTAGACAACAGTATGAACTAGCTAGGCGTATGATTATGCAGACCATTGATACATTCTTACCACACGCAGATAAAATAATTGTCTGTGGCATAGGGGGGAATCCCGGACATATGCACCAACCTGGTAAAGGTCAGGAATAAACGGACAGGTTGGCAAAAGCCAAATAATGG